TTTGGTAGATATAGCTGTTTGGCCCGTCAACAACCTTTGTCTTATGTTGATGACGCTGGGAAGGTGTTTAAAACTAGCAACTTCATTCAACTCACTTCTATGATTAGGAATCATCGTGAAGAGCATGGTGGTGATTTGTCTTCTGGCTGGCTTCATCGCTTTGGCACTGCTTATTGTGAGCAAAACCCAAAATGTATATCTTGCACTGATGATGCTCCATCTGTAAAACGTGTGGTGTCTGTTGGTGAAATAGCCACTTTTCTTCGCACTGTTGCTAAATGGGCTAAGAATGGCACTGTGGTGGCTCAAGCTGAATCTAATAGAAGGGCAGCCATTTGCTCCACTTGTCCTCTCAACGTGAAGATAGAGGGGTGTCAGCCATGTTTTAGACTAGCTGACAAATGTAGAGCACTCATTGGTGATGTGAAGACAGATTATGATGATAAACTAGAGGGCTGTTACTCTTGTGGGTGCAACTTAAAGGTGAAAGTGCATTGCCCATCTGAAGTGATTGCCGGGAGTAAGAACAATGACATATTACCCAATTATTGCTGGATGAAGGAATAGCTGGGGCTAGAAGCTACACTTTAGGTTGTATGCTTTAGCTGTGTTTTTTAGCTTGGTTTTCCAGTTTTCAACTTCTCCGGTATCGTGGATTCTTTGTAGGTTAGTTAGGAAAATTAGGGATTCCTTGTCAGTAGGTATTCCTGAGAGAGTTAGCATTTTTATTACACCATCATGGTAAATGCCATCATTGTTGTAGATTTTTTTGAAGTGCTTGTCTTTGATTAACACTCCTACAGCACACTTGAGGCCGTTTGGACCTCTGTATGCGCAGGAAAAGTTATTTTCGCACACTTTGTTTTGCTTTAGTAGGTGCTTACTTACTGTGTTGAATATGGTTTGTAATGTTTTCATTGTTTTTATAATTTACATTCTAGTTTGTATGCTTTCGCTATGCTTTTCAGCTGGGTTTTCCACTGTTTAACTTCACTGTTATCGTGAGTGACCTGAAGATCATGCATTAAATTCATTGATTTCTTGTTAATGTGAACTCTCGAAGCTTTTAACATCTCCATGACTCCTTCTGAAGATAATCCCGATTCATTGTGTTCTAATTTAAACACTTTATCGTCTATAAGGGCACCAATGGCGCATTTTAAGCCTTCGTTGTTCCTGTATAGACATGTATTTGTGTCTGAGCATTTTTTATTTTGCTTTAGTAAGTGAGCGCTCACTGTGTTGAATATGGTTTGTAATGTTTTCATCTCTTTGTTTTTTTAGTTTTTCTAGTGTTGTGAATATGCTTCCTGTTTTAGGATAGAGCACATCTTGGCACACATTTATGTAGCGCTTGTCATCAATGCTGTGGTTGTGAGTGTGTCCGTGGATGTTCACACACTCTCTTAGCTCGTCCATGTGTATAGGAGCGTGGGTTAGCCAAAACTTTTTGTATTTGAGCATTCCATGGATTTCATCAAACATGAGGAAGTGATCTGCCGTCTTTAGCTTGTGGTTGTCGTGGTTTCCTTTTACTAGGATTTTCTTTCCCGGAAGAGCCATAAACCTACTCATGTGTTGCCTGTCAAACATCACATCTCCTAGTAAATACACTATGGTGCGCTTGTTCACATGCTTGTTCCACTGGTCGAAAAACAGCTCATTGTTTTCTTCTTTGCTGTCTACATAGGACCTGAAGCTAGCTATGTTTACGTGACCGATGTGAGGGTCTGATGTGAATAATACGCTCATTTTATGATTATTTTAGATTCTTCCACCCATGAACAGTTATTTATTTCTTGTGATCCGTAGTCAGCAGAAATTAGTTTTGATTCTTTTTCGGCTCTTTTTTTATTTAAGTAAACCAGAATAACTCCTTCATCATTCATTACGACATAACATTTTTTGATTTTCATTTTATAATGCTGTTTTTAGTTTGCCTGCTGCTTGCTTAATCACTTCTTTGATGAGGTGAGTTTGAAAGCTACGGCTGAAGTCACTGTGTCCATTTGTGTGGCAATTCTCTTCAAAGATAGTTGTGACTAGGCCAAACACACCTTCATCAAATGCTTTCTTTGTAAGGTGGATGGTGCCCTTGTGTTCAAAACCATATAGGTGAGGGTCTTTTGAGTTAACAATCTTGATGATAGCGCCTACTGGATAGCCAGCATCACTTAGGAATGACTTGGCTCGGTCAATCATTAGGGTTTCTTCTTCAGTGGGCTCCATGTCTAAGAATGTGGCCCCTTGGATCTTAGTTGGAACCAATGATTGCACTCTTTCTCCTAAACTCGTTGGGTCGTTAGCCCAGGCTTCTGAGATAACGCTTTTGAACCTATCTCCCCATTGTTGATCGAAGTTAAGAGTTTCTGCTTCCCAGCTTTTTCCATCACGGATTACCGACTTGATTAGATCTTTATCTTTCAACTCTGAAGTGACAGCTAGGCTAATTGCATTTCTTACTTCAAACTCGTATTTGAATGTCCTGTCTTCAGTGAGGTCTATGGTTTTTTTGATGTGGTAGGAATATAATGCTGCTCCTCCACCGATTTCACCAACTCTCACACCTTTGTAGTAAATCACACCGTGACCTTCATGCACATCCACTGTAGCTGCTGATTCGATTGGCACTCTGTCTCCAATGAAGTATTTATCATGATCATCCATGCAGGCTAGCATTTCGTCTCCTTCGATAATCACTGAGGTGCCTTCGTCCATTGCTTCTCCAGAAAACTGAATACCACCTTCGTCCATGCAGTTGCTAGCTAGCTCTCTGTAGGCCTCCCACACCTTCCATGTGTGACCGTAGTGAGTTGTGAAGGATAGTGGAACATCGTTACAGGTGATTCTTTGAAACTCTTTACCTCTGAAGTTCATGTCAATCAAACCAAACTCATATAGTGTGGCTCCAGCTTTAATGCTCACTTTGTGATTGGTTCTGAGTAGCACTGCAATGGCGTAGCATAGTCCTGTGCCAAACTTACCAATGGCAGCCCCTGACTCATGCTTAGCGCTCACTCCTTGCATTTCCCAGGCTTCAGGTTGAATGAGCTCGTTGTTGTGAAATATTGCTTTTTTAGTTTTAGTTATCATTTAGTTATAGTTTGTGTTTAAATTGGTCGTGAGGGCTGGAGTCGAACCAGCATAATCAATCCGCGCAGTGTGAGCTTGCGACTCAGTGACCACTCTATACCTTTGATATTGGGCTACCTCACGTTATTGATAGTCTTTCCTATTAGTCAAACCTCGACCTTTACACTTCATCGTAGTTGTTAACAGTGAACCCTACCTTTTATTATCCTGAGTGGGTCATTTTACAAAGCTCAGTTAAAATTGGTGTTGTAGTATTCAGAAAGTTTGATTACACTTCCTTCTGTTTTTTTTGTTTTCCAGCCAGTTAGTTTGGTTTCTGGCCTTCTTTGTTTAATTATGTGAATTGTTTGAACCCCTTTATCTTTGGTGAGCACTCCTTTTATGGTTAGTGATGAATCCAGGAACAGCTTTTCAGCTATCATTTTTTTCACCACCCCTACTCTTACATAGACAACGGCTATTTCAGCTATGTTTGAGGCGATTATCCACTCCATTATTTCTTTGTCGCTGTGCTTTACCACACTCATCATTGCTGACAGTGGCTCAACTAACCCATCGCTAATTCTTTTTAGTGTGGATTCTTCTATTTCAGTCATGATGGTTTAGTGTTTTTGTTTTAAGCACCATATTGCTGACGCCGGGAAAATGGTTTATTTTGTTTTTGGGGTTACTGGTTTGTTGATTTTAGCGGCATACAATTCTTGCCCTGCATACCAAGCATCTCTGATCATTTTATGTTGTTTGTGCACTTCTGAAACGTGTATATTAAGATAAATATCAATGCAGGCTTGCTCAGCTTTGTTTTCTTCGTTCATGATTTTATTGTTCTTCTATATCAAACTCTCCGCTATCGCAGAAACTTGACACTAATCTTTTTGAGTCTGCTATAAACCATTGCTTTTTGGAGTCTGTGGCTCCAGTGCAGCGCTGCTTTCTTATCATCACTTTCGTGTCTTCAACTGACCTTCTTACGGTTAGTATTGATTCTTCAGTGGCGTTGTTATCAATGAGCTCAGATATGTTGTCTTCTTTTTGCTTGTTTCTCCAAACCGTGATGATGTTTTGGGCCATGTTTCCCCACTCACTAGCTCCCATAATGTCTGACTCATGAGGTGGTTTAGGATACCCTTGTTCCGGGTTCTTACGTGGGTGAGCAACTACAGCCAGGTTCACTGGGTATTCTTCTACAAATAGCCTTAGTCTGTCTGCGTTTGCTGCTTGGTTTGAGTTGTCTGACCTATCCACATCCATCGTCATAATGTTGTCGATGACAAAGCGCTTCACTCCATATCGCTTATATGCGTAGATGAAGGCTTCTACTAGGTCTTTGCTTTTAGGCTTTCCGAATTTGTTGTCAAAGAACATCACTTGCTCGTTTAGTGAGTCCATTACTTCGTCAAAGTGCTCCCTTGATATGAATTTGCCAGTGTTGGCATAGGCGCTTGCTACAGCAGCTAGAGTGAATGATATTTTCTGCTCAAAGCTTCCAATCATGGTTGCTCTACCGTGCATGGCGTCATAGGCTATTTGGTTTTGAACTACATTTGACTTACCGTGCCCTGTATGTCCGAAGAAGATGGTGCATTCGTGCTCTCTAATTCTGTATTTTAGATTGGTTATGAAGAACGGATCACCTAGTAAATTTCTGTCTTTTGACAACACTTCCCAGGTTTCTTCTCTCACTGTTTGCACCGATACGATTTCATTTACATCGCATGGCTGAGCATCTTTCACTGAAGCCAACAGGTCATCGTGTGTCATGTTCACAATCACCTCATTGGCGTCTTTTAGCGGTAGCTTGATCACCTTACATTTATGAACTCCCAGCCTCTTTACGGCTGTATCTAGAGCTTTTTTGCCGGCATCATCCATGTCGAATGATAGCAAAAATGTGTGAAACTGCTGAAGGTATTCATATTCCTCTTCAATCCACTTCATGTTGCTCACCCCTGATGGAATGGATACAGCTAGCATGCCAGCTTCAGCATATGACATGGCGTCCCACTGTCCTTCAGTGATGATTAGGGTGCCATTGCATAGGTCTGGTGTGGCTACATTTGCTCCCCATAGAGGAGACATTGGATCTGGGTTTGTTCTGAAATTCTTCGTTCCCACTGGCACCATGTGAATGCGCGTTGGAATGTTTTTCTCGTTTGCTGATACAAAGGCAATTTCGTTTTCTGGGTCGCTTTTTGTTGAGCAAACTTTATATCTTCTGAGAGTGGGTTCTGATATGCCTCTCTCTTCTTTGGCATACTTGATTAGATTTAATGATAAGGGTGCTAAGTATTCTCTAGGATCTACTGTTTTGAACACTTGCTTTCTGCTGTCTTTTAGCAAGCTAGCCACTGGCTTTAAACTTGTGTATTTTTGTGCTAGGTATTTTAACGCACTTTTATACTCCACTCCTTGAGTGATTTTAATGATGTCAATTATGTCTCCTTTTTCTCCCGTGCTGAAGTCTTGCCACTTGCCAAACCCTTCGCCGGAGCAAGAAATAGACATGCTTTCTCCTGGATCACCATCAATGCTTCCAATCCTGTAATCGGCTCCTTTTTTCTTGGCAGCCGGGAAGGTGTCTTTAATGATCTGTTCTATTTGCGGCGTGATGGCCTGTCTTATCTCTGAAGCATCGTAAAATTCATTCATCTTTATTTGTTTTTGATTTGTTTTAAATTTGGTGGCTTTGCTAAGGACTTGAACCTTAGATTTGTGGGTAGAAGTGGCGACCTTTACGCCCATTGTGTTAACCGTTACACTACATTGCCTTTATAAGTTGTCGGCAAATTGCCTTAT